GTTTTATAATATAAATCTTAAAAATAAAACTTGACTTTTGGTTAAAGTCGTTATACCATACAATCATAAAATCACAAAGGAGCAGAAAACACCATGCCAAATACCAAGTACAGAAAAACCAGAGATACCCAAAGACAAAAAGTTTACGACTTCGGATGGAATATTGGAAAGACCTTTCCTGAATTAGATGTAAAACTCGACACCTCAGAAGTTCAAGAATTTGTAGATAAAGCATTTTCAAGATATTCTACCAAAAGTACACCATCAGTTACATTTCGAGCAGATGGCAGACAGTCATGGTACCGAGCTAGAGAACACAGAATCCATGTTATGGAAAGATGGGGATGCACTCCATTAGTATTGTGCCATGAAGTAGCCCACGCCCTTATTCATAAAGAATGGAACTGCCGATACGAGTCAGACAGAGGATGGTATCGTCACACATGCGCCGCTCACGGACCAGAGTTCGTAAAAGTGTTTACCGAATTAATGAAATGGTATTTAAGAACCTTAAAAGTTTCGCAAACAGACAAACAGTGGAACAAAGGTCTTAAAGAATACAAAGTAAAAGCGGAAAGCACAAAAGAATACTTAGCCAGACTGCCTATAGTAAAAAGACATCGAGCCTACATTCCCAGTATAGTTAAATTGAAGTTGCATCAAAGCGTTCCTACCAATGAATCATTACTAAAAGCCTTCTCAGAATATATGTCTGACTAACATTTAAAATAAAAGTCTAGTCGGTCTTTACCTGTTCATCGGCTAGACTTTTTCCGTTCCTGTAACCCCTGCGTTTTGAATCTGCAACATTTGATGACGAAAATCATACATGGGTACCTGAACTAGTTTTTTTAATTTCTCTACTTGTGTACCTTCAGGCATTGACGCCTCTAATAAGTCCAATACTTTTCCCACCATTCGTGAATGATGTTCAATTATAAATTCTTGCTCAACACTAATTTTCAATTTATCTGAATCAGCCATTTTTCTTCCTTTATGATATGTAGGTCTGCAAACCCATTGATTTGCTTAATGAATTAATTAACACTTCTTTTACAGCACCGCTTAAATAAAACTTACCTTTATAAGGTTTGCTTACATCAATAACCGCCCATCGACCATCAGCGCATTTAATCGGTTTAAAGCCCGTATAGGTTTTAGTATGACCTTGAACCCTCACGCGTCTTCCTGTAGAGGTCGTTCGTATATGGGGTGCTACGGTACTTGTGTATGTCGTAGAAGCTGATTCGCCTTCGCTACCAAATTCAACACGTCGCGCATATGGCATTTCATACCTAATTTCAACCATGTTCTTATTTAACCTTACCAATGCTTGGCGTTTTAATCGTCCTGTACAAACAGGAACTCGTTCTTGAGACTTTTCAAAAATGTCTAATCCCATTCTTGTTAGTGCAAGGTTAATTTTTTGTTCAATCGCTCTGGACATCGCGTTTATCCTTTCGTGATATATAAGTTAACTTACCATTAGGTAGCTCGTCTCCGTGCATCCTAACGCGTTAGAAATTATGAATATCAAGGTATTATACTTGTTTTTTCTTGAAATCAGACCAAGTTGATGATAAATCGTCATGGAACACAAATTCATCATTATCGAATTGATTTAAATAAATTGTCTCTTTTCCTAGATATCCATATCGCGGATGGAAATAGGTCACAATTTGTTGGGGCTTGGTAATGACTGCTAGTCGAGTCATTGCAAATTCATCTCCACCTTTGACACATCCACAAATAATGGCATGACCAGTTCCAATATCTAACTCATCCACTCTGTGAAAGTGTCCCAACATTACCGAATCAAATGTTACAGGCAACTCGCTGTCGGGGTCTTCAGCATTTACTTTAGAAATTTCCTGTTCGAGGGCTGTTCGATATTGCAATACTGACCTTAGGTTTGTTAACACTTTTGTAATAGTGCTAATTGAACCAGCGCCTGACGCGCTGTCGCCATGCATGATTAAAATATTCTTATCGAACACTTTAAAGGACGATAAATAACTTTTACTAATTTTAAACTCAATATTTTTCTGCTCACTACAAAACGCCGCTACCCATTGATATAACATATAGTCCCAATCGACATACTTATCTTTCATTGAAGGCTTTCGGTGCATACGACCATGATTACCTACAACGCATGGAATTGTAATCTTATCGTAATGAGGTGCTAAGTACATGATAGCCTGCGCAATTAAATTAGCTCCTCTAGCCATCTGCATCATTGTTGGAGCCTGATTAGTTCTAATCAACTCATCATGGATATCTCCACTTATCATATCTCCTAACATCGGTATTATTAATTCAGTAATAGGAACCGAAGCTCTGCGCAACTCAGTAAGCAATAACACAGTTTTTGCCCAACCATGTAGTCTTTTATTAAAAATATCGAAGTCATACGAATTAAGATAATTCATTTGTTCCAATGAAACGTATTCTCCAATATGCGTATCGGTAAGAGGTGCTACAACAATTTGGCTAGACTCGCCTCTAATCTTACGTGTGGGTTTGGGAGATTTAGTTACAGGAACTTTTGATAGTGGAATAGTAGCTTCTTGAATAGCGTCTACCAATGCGTCTTGCAATAAACCTTCCTTTAACGAAGTTTCATACAGACGTTTATGATACCTAGATAATGATTGATAGGTTGCAACGCGTCTATCTAGTCTAATTCGGTCGCGTAAGGAATCTGTTTCTATATCATCAATATGAATTGAATCAACTGAAACTTCTTTTGCGTACCAACGAGCCACTGTTGTTCGGTCTACGCGAACGTTGTATGAGTTTTTCAGGTACTGCGCTAGTTCTTCCCATGTATCGCCTAATAACCGTTTCTTGATTAGGGACTCTTTTGCTTCTGCTGGAATCTTGGTCATAATCTATATCTCTCCTTAATGCTATGCGTTTACCGCACATTAAACAAATGAGGTCATTCTCAACGTCTAAATGCATTGCGCCTGAACATTTCGGGCAGGTAACATTAGTCATTGGATAAAAACCGCGTCAGTTTAGATAAAGATGACTCAGACATCAACTCATCTGGTTTGAGACGCTCTCCGTTAATCGTAGTCGACTGTTTCTTCATGGTTTTCTTCTTTTTCTTGTATTTTCCATAGGTAGGAGTATATATACCAGGATTATCAGATGTAAACACGTTTCCAATTCCGTCTTCTTTATAAAGCGTTTTAATGGTGTTTAACCAGTCGCGCAATAATTTAGTAGACAAACAATCTTGGAAATTATAATTCGAGATATCTTTCAACAGCTCAACGTTGCCATCTTGTTGCCATTGCTTATATGTATCCATGCTAGTTAATGCGTTTACAATCGCATCCTCTCGTTTTGGCATATAAAACTTTTCAATATTTTTTAATCTATATCTAGGTTCTGATACCATTACACCTTCTCTCATAATTTGATATAGGTCCACAAACTTACTTAAAATGCCTTCTAGTACGTCAGAACCCATATTATGTTTTTGTGATAATTTGCGTAAGGCGGTAGTTTCGTAATGATTAAAATGATAAATTCTGCTATCAGGATTTTCTTCTATGTATGTTTTAAAAAAGTTTAACACGGAACTAAAGGCTAATTTTTCCTCTTCATAGTCATGACTCCAAAATTCTTTATACACATATTCAGAATCATTTAAATGGTAAATGCCAAACAAATAATCTAAACTTGAATTACTATCAGCAATACCTTCCATATCAAAAAATAAATCGGTGTTGCTAGGTGTCGGTAGACGATTAAGTCCTCGACCTTTTTGTAAAGGTAATAATTCAAAAGCGTTGATATCGTTTTCAATTTTATATAATTGCAACCTAGCCTGTGCTTGTAATTGTTTAAGAACATTTACGCTAAGATTTACATTTGTAGATGTTATATCTACATCTGCCAACTCTTGAATGGTATAGACGTTTGCCGTATTTAATTGTTCAATCTGCGCTTTAGTTATGTTTGCCACACTTTTAACAAAGACATAATCCATTTGTTCCCATTTATTACACCACATGTCATCGTGAATCGAACCTTTAACTATTAAGCACTTATTTTCCTCCAATTGAAAATAGTAACAAGTTCCGCATTTCTGTCCAGATGCCAACTGCTCTACATTGGCTTCATCGTATTGTACTTCATTTTTGTCATATTTTTTATCTTGTTTTTGAAACATTAAAAATTCAGTAACAGATTTTTTATATCCTGATGCGTGAGCCGCCTGCGCTACTGATTGGGCTTTCTCTTTAGTATTAAATGGTCCTTGAGTACCCCAATACCATTTACCGTCTTTTTGTGTTATAGGCATACTAGTTATTTTATATCCTCAACCTTTGAACCTTTAGGAGGTCTTCCGGCTAATCTTCGAAATCCCCATTGTTTATCCTCACCTTTTTTGTCCCTTGCTTCAGACCATTCATCAATATCCCTATCTTCCATTTCCTCTGAATTAAACAAGCCTCCAAATTCAGACATGGAATCTTCACTCTCTTCAGGTTCGTCAGGTTTATTAGCTACCATAAATTGCGCATCTTCTAAAGCAACTCCTAAATCACTACTATCATTTGCTATAGTTACAATAAATCCCATACCATTTAATTGACTAGCCATAGAAACTCGTTGTTGTGCCATAGAAATTCTCGTGGCTTCCGCTTTTTCTTCGGGAGTTTGTAGCAGTAAATCCCATTGCTCAATATTAAAATTCTTTAATAGTGTGGGCAAAACTTTAGTGTGGAATAATCGTTGGTCGCCTTCTACAACCCTACTCATCACAACAAGTTGTTGGGTTTGTGTACTAAGACCTCCAAAGGCATCAGCGGCACCTTGCCACGCAGGAGAAACTCCCCACATAGCCGCAATACGCTCCCTTATCTCTTGCCTGACAGGCAAATAGTCCATTTCCTGTAGAGTATGAAAAAGTCTAACTAAATCAACGCGACCCCTATTTGTTTTTGAGGAAACCGCTACCATTGGAATAAAGTTAGGGTCAAGTCTAGTTTGACTTCGAATATTTTCGCGTTCGCGACGTAAACTTTCTGGGTCGTCAGTTGTAACCATCAACATACTTCCTGGAGCTTTTCGCTCAAAGAAATAACGATAAAGGTTTTTATCCATTCCAATTAAAGTGAGGCATTTCTCAAAAACCGTTAACAAAGGACTC